CGACAAGAGACCTCAAAATGACCGTGACTGCAGAGTCAAAGGTCAGGCAGAGGGCAACTCCATTTGGTTTTGGCTTCGACATGGGGTCCATAAATGGACGTCAAGCAGCCATACTTGGGGCCCTTGGAATCTCCAGGGGTCCTAGGCACCTATAAAGGTGCTGGCGGCGCATTTCTCTCACGAGGAGTGATGTGTTGCGTCATTAGGGGCCTTACAAGGCCCTGACTACACCAACGAAAAGAGTAATGCCATGTCTTTCGCAGATCCCCAGTCAGTAACTATTAACGCGGTTGCGATTTCGATGCCTCGTACGAGTTCTGGTGTCAATTCTGGCACCTTTACCTCGGCCGATGGCCTCACGCAGCAGGTCGTCTCGCATGCCTATGGCAAGCGAACTCGACGTACCATTCGCCTTAATAGTTCGAAGATCAGCACCGATCCGATGCTCCCGGCCCAGAACGTCAAGCTTTCCGCCAGTGTTTATTTGGTGGTTGACGCTCCAGTCGCGGGGTATTCGAACACGGAACTGAAGCAGATCATTGACGGCTTTACCGCCGCCCTGACTGCGTCTTCGGGTGCCAAGGTCTCTCAGCTCTTGGGCGGAGAGAACTAACACCAACGACTGTCCCTGTGACGCATGGCTATGGACAGATCGAACTCTATAAGGAGCCGACTTGAAAAGCCTTACGTTACTCTGGAAGGAAGTGGCAGCTGAGCTGGCCACTTGGTGTTGCACCAGCACCACTCGCGACTTTGAAACTGCCGCGAGTCGAGTCGAACATGAGGGTGAGTCATTTCTGACTATCACCTTACCTGCCTTCTGCACAGACTTCCAAAAAGGTCTGGTAGAGGGTGGCGTAGATCACGACCTGTTTCCGGGTTTTGCCCGGTCAGGCGGTCTCCCCCGATTCCTCGGAGGTTTCCTTGATCTTGTGTTCGACCGTGGAACTGGTCTACTTTTGGACTGTCCCTCTGTGGACGCCATCTACGCTATCCGTCAGCTTACGCTGATGTTTGGCAAGATTTCTCTCCCATGCAGTGATGCACGAGAAAGGGCAGCTATTGAGGGATACATCCAATGTGAGCAGTCAGTCAAGGACGCAGATGGTGCGAGGAGTCCTCAGGAAACTGAGGACTTTTCTCGCATCTCTCGTCTGCTTTGGGCTGATCTCTTTGCGACAGTTGATAACGCTGTTGCGAACTACGAGATTTTACCAAAGCATGGTCCCGGTGCCACCGCTGATCGACTTAAGGGTAACCAAAAGTTCAATCAGACCGAATGGACCGAAAGGCTCGAGGGAGTGTTTCCAGCTGGGAAGTTTCTACTTCCGAATTGGTCTCACCTCTCTAACCTTGACCATCTTAACTGGCTCGAACCCGGAAAGGAAAGGCCCGTTAGGGTCATAACCGTTCCTAAAACGCTCAAAACACCTCGAATTATCGCCATCGAGCCTACTGCGATGCAATATGCGCAGCA